AAGATTTTGCCAATGACAATCTCGACCCCACGCTGGCCCAGCACTCCGAGGAGAAACGCCATCGCGCTCATCGTCTGCTGGCTGGCCTCGATGCCCGTGAGCGAAAAGACCACGGGCGTCAGGAAGTAGGCGCTGCTCGTCCCCGCGCTGATGGCGAGGAGGTTGTCCCGCATATTGCCGTGGCTGGCTTTGCCCACGGCGATGAGGCTCCCGAAGAAGCCGGCGACCACGAGCATGATGCTGTTCTTATCCTGTGCCATCGTTACTCCTGCCCGGTCCGAAAAATGCCGAGCGGATCGTTAGGGTCAGACTTCCGAATACTCATCGCCTCCGCCTGCCGCCGCTCCACGAGCCCCGGCAGGTCCCGCAACCGCCCCCGCACCCGCGCCTTCGTCGCCGTCTCCAGAATGTCCGCGCCCCGGTCGTACTCGCCAGCCCGGAGCGCCTCGATGACGCCATAGCGCCGGAGTTTGGTCGGGCCGAGGTTATAGGTGGCCGAGAGGAGGCCGGGACTCAGTGGCACCCGCTGACGCTCCAGCATCGCCGCGTCCTCGGCCAAGCGCCCACGAAGGAAGTTGAGCGCTGCCTCCCGGCTCCGGGTCGTACCAGGGCCGACCGACGGCCCCGTCTCGCCATAGCCGACCGTCCACACGCCCGCCGGGTCCCGGTACGCCCGCTCCCGGAACCCTTCCCGCGGGGCCACCATCTGCAACGCCTCGTCCAGCAACTGGGCCCGGACGACCTCGGGCGGCGGGGGCCTGTAGGGCAGGTGCCCACGCACCACGGTCTTATCCGCCGGGACCTTGAGGCGATCCTTGGGGATGAGGGAGTCGGGCATCAGTAACCAATCCCCGCGGCGAGCAGGTAATCCTTCAGCGTACTCGGCTGCATCAACGGACGGCCAGCGGCGGCCTCTTCCAGAGGGCCAAGAATCTTACGCGCCCGGAACGGGGCTGCGATAGCCCGGGGAATCCCGAACGCCTCTTGGATATCTGGGCTTATCTTGACCGCCTGTGCCAGCTCAGCGCGTGCCATCGGCAGGGCCGCCTGCACTTCCTCTGGAGACATCTTGGGGATCTTGCGGGCGAATGGCGCGAACCCACGCGCTCCAATCTTTTTGGCGGGGACGCGAGTGCCGCGTATCACCGGACTAGCGACCTCACTGGCATAGACCCCAGCCTGCTGCGCGGCCTTGCCACGCGCCGTCTCAGTCACGGCCTGTCGATATAGACCCTGCGTGAAATAATCCGACTCATCCAATAGCCGCCTAGCCAGCACTTGCGCGTCCTCGCCAGAGAGGCGCGTCGCCGCCCTCACGCGCTGAGCGCCCGTCCCGGCTTGGCTGACCGCCGCGTTCTCGGCGGCCTTTTGCACGTCGATGATATGCTCCCGCACCGCCTTCAGGATATCCTGCTGGCTCGGGTTGGGGTACTTCTCTCGGAACGATGGGCTACTAAGGATGTCATCGACATACTCACGGATGCCGGCCTGACCAAACGTCTGCGCTGGGCCCTGCGTAACCCGGCCGGCAGCCTCCGCCGCCTGATACATCGGTGCAGTCCTCGCTCGGAGCGCCTGCTTCATCGCATCCTCTAGCACGTCGGTAGATGGCGTCCCCATCGCCTTAGCTAAGTCGGTAAGGGCAAACCCAAGTCGGGTTGCCCCAGCCAAGGCCGGCGCGGCAACCGCCCCAACCGCCCCAGCCTCAAGCGCCGACTCCAGCCGACGCCCCTCCATGCCAGGCGCCCCGGAGAGGAGTTGCTCGCCAGCCGCGAGGCCAGCGCCACCCCCCATCAGTCGCGCCGCACCCGATCGCGCCACTGGCAGCCTCCCAGCGGCCTGTAGCGCCCCACGCAGGGCCTGCGGGGCACGGCCCGCTATTGCCCCTCCAGCGGCCATCAGGGGCAGGCCGCCCGCCATCCGGCCAACCGCCGAGGCCACTGGCACATCAGTCGTCTCCGCCTGAATCTGCCGCTTGGCCTCTTCCAGCGGGACGCCACTGGTCGCGGCCCGCAGACCGGACATCGCCAGCTGAGCGCCAGGGAACCCAGCGGCCACCGTCTGGAGCGCCTCTAGTCCTGCCCTAGCGCCCGCCTTGATATTTGCCGCGGCGGGGGACATCTCGGCCAGCCCCATCGGGTCCTCGCGCTGCATCTCGGCCGCGTTGAACGCCGCAATCTTCGGAGCCCACCGCTGAATTTCGGCGTTAATCTCCTCCGCCGAATACCCGTTCTCCCGCATAAAGCGGATATTTTCCAGCATCGCCTGCGTCGGGTCCTTCCGCGGCGTCGTCGGGTCACCGTTGGCCATTAGTATTCATCCGGGTTGTAGGGCGGAGGACGGCGGGTGGTCGTGGCAGCCGTCGGTCGTCCGGCAGGCTGGACCGCGCCACTCGCCGCACCGAACTGAGAATAGTACCGGGACGCCGGAAGCGCGATGTTGTTGAACGTCTCCAGCTCACGCATCCGCGAGGCCGACTTGTACTTCTGGGTCGCCTCAGAGTCGCCGGACACCGGGATGACCTGCGACTCGACCCAGCCGATTTCTTCCTTGTTGAACGCCGCGCCGGTGTTCTTGCGAAGAATCGGCTCGGCAAACTGGCGAATCGCCACCACCAGCTGCTGCTCCTCGTCGTTTAGCATCCGGTTGGCAATCGCCCGGGTCACCGCATTGTCCGCGGCCAGTGCCGCAGAGATGCGATCCAGTCGCGCCTTCGGGCCGTACTGCTCGATGATTGGATTGGCCGCCGCCATGCGCTGGGCGAAGAGGAAGCTCTTCTCCTGCGCCTCAGTCGGCCGTGCCGGCGGCTTGCCAGCCTCCTCATCGGCTCGAACCGCTGCCAGCGACCGACTCGCATCAATCCGCATCTGCGTGAGGTCCCGCTGGAGCTTCGCGTTGGCCTCCGCCTGCTCCTTGCGGGACTGGCGATCCTCGGCCCGCTCTTCCGCGCGGAGTCGGCTCTCCGCCCGCGTCTTCATCAGGTCGCGCTCGTATTCCAGCCCAGCCAGCCGCTCCTGCCGTGCTGTCGGCGCCTCGGCCCGGACGAACTCCTGCCCGCCGTAGGTCAGCCGCTGGGCCGGCGCGCGACCGGCCGTAGCCAGCGCCTCCGACAGCGCCCCCACGCCCTGCCCGCTCACGGCGGTCATCGGCGCTCCCGCCCGCGGGTTGAGGGCGGACATCAGCGCCTGCGAGGCGACCTCGCCCCCCTGCCGCGTCACGGCCTGCTGCCGCTGGGTCAGCTCCTCTGGCCGCATAAACCCAGCCTGCATCAGGTCGAAGATGTCCCGAGACTTCTGCCGCTCTTCCTGTGCCTTCAGCCGATCCTGCTCCCGCTGCATCTCCTGCTGGCGGGCGTACCCGCTCAGGCCCCCCGAGATGGCGCTCAGCGCCGCCTGTAAGGCCACTCCACGATTACCCCGGCGTGCCATTACCTATACCCTCCCCTTGGGCCACTGGTGGACGGTCCCGTTGGGCCAGACGCCGGACCAGACGGGCTTGGGCCACTGCGCGGCGTGGTCGTGGTGGTCGTGTCCGTGTCATCCTCGCCGCTCGGCGGCGGCGTGATGCCGAAAATCTGGTAGATATAGGGCATGATGTTCTTGATGGCCTCCGGGTCATTCGACCCCGCGATGGCCTGCGCCAACTGGATGGCAAGGTTCATCCGCTGCGTTCTCGCCTGCAACGTCTCCTTGCCGCCAATCGTCCCCTCGAATTCGGCCAGCCCGAGCTTTTCCTTGAGCTGACGCTCCAACTCACTCTGCCAGATATCGGCCCGCTGGCCAGAGAGTGCCGCCAGCGTCGTGAGCTGCTGGGCCCGGGCGCGATCCTGCGCGTCCATCTGCTGCTGGAGCAGGTTGGCCTCAAGCGTCGAGAGCGCCCGCGCCTGCTGGCCCCCCAGGTCACCGAACCGCCCGGCCCCGATGGTCGAAGCCGAGAGCCCGCGACGGGCCATCTCCTCTTCCAGCGCCGACCGCTGAGCGCCGAACGTCTCCTCCAACTCAGCCGTCCGCGCCGCACGAATCTTGGCCATCTCTTCGTTCGAGTATCCGGCAGGCTGCTTGAGGATGTCCTGAATCTGCCGAATCAGGTCATCATAGGCGCTGGACGGCGAGGGCGGGCCAGACGGCGGGACATCGGCCGACGGTCCGGGGGTTGTTGGCTTCTTTTCCTCCTCCGTCGGCAGCGGCCCACCGTCCGGCGCCTCAGCGGGCGGAGTCGGCGGCACATCAGTCGGGGGAGCTTCAGTCGGCGGAGCGGCCGGTACCTCTTCCGGCAACGGCGCAGCCGGAGGCGGTACCTCAGTCGGGGGCGCTGCTGGCGGCACCTCTCCAGCCGGCACCTTCGGCTTCTTGGGCTCCGGGGGCTGCACTTCTCCCGTGTACGGATTTACCGCACCCGGGGCCATCGTCGTGGTGATGGTCGTGCCGGGGGCCGCATACTCCGTCCCCGCTGGCGGAGGCGCCTTCGGCTGCGCCTTGAAGACTGGCATCTGCAACTGATCTTGCAGCTGCTGAAGCATCGGCGGCTGGGCTGGCGTCCTGACCTGCTGGGGCGCTGGACGGGCCTCGCCCGCCGCCTGCATCTGGGCGAAGGTCCTCGCCGGCTGATCCTGAGGCTGAGCGACTGCCTTTGGTGCCTGCTGCTGGCCGAAGAGGTTGCCGAAGCCAACCCCCTGCTTCTTGCCGCTGCCCGTCGTGCCAAAGAGATTGGCGTAGCTACTAGTGGCCATAGGAGAGGTTATCGGTTCTGGGTGGACAGGCCCTGCAAAGCGGGGACGAAGAGCTGGGCGAGACGACGCCGCCGGGCCTCCTCCTCCTCCCGTAGCATCCGCTCCAACTCCGCCTCTTCCGCCGCCAACTGCGCCTGCTGGGCGGCCTGATAGCCACTGACGCCAGCTTGCAGGAACTGAGCAGTCGCCATCGGGTTCTTCTTCGCCAGCTCATACGCCGAGCTGGCCAGGTTCCCAGCCGTCTGCATCCCGGGCTGGAAGTAGGACTTGAGCGCCTGCCCAGCCCCCTGCAACCGCGTCCCCGTGGACAACCCAGCATCCGTCGCAATCGTCGCCGGCGTCATCGCTCCGCGCGCCCCGGCCCCGAGACTGCCGGTAAGGTAGCCCTCCATCGCGCCGCGAGCGCCCTGCCCGACATCGAATCCGATGCCCGACTTGCCCGGGCGATCCAGCCCGCGCATCGCCGCGCCCACCGCCGAGGCCGCGGCAGGGCCACCGAAGAAGCCAGCGGTCAACTGGGCCGCCGGCCGAATCCACGACTTGCCGACATCCCAGCCACGGGCAATCCCGCCCCGCCGGCGCTTCTCTTCCGAGAGCCCCGCCACCCGCTGCTGCTCCTGTCGCCACTCAAACTTCTCACGGCTCGCGCCCTTGCCGAACATCCGGTCGGCTTCTTCTTGAATCTGCTTGTACGTCTTGGCCATGGGAGATACCCGGGAGGAGGTTACTTGGACTTGCGCTTGAGGGCCATGCGCCGCTTCGCCCGTTCGGGGAGGTCAGCGTAGGCAGACTTTGGCGTAGCCTCAATGTACTCCTTGGCCACGGCCTTGGAAATGCCGGTCTTCCCGCGACCGGCGGCGGCAGCGTACATCGCCCGCTGTTGGGCTTTGGAACGGATCGGCACGAGGGCTCCTTACTTCACGATGGTCGGCTTGCCACCGACCCCTTGGGGTTCACTGCGCTTGCGACGGACGGCCAGCCGCTTCTTCTCCCGACTCATCCCCGCCGCCTCCGCCTTCGGGCGGCACTTCGGGTAGCCCGCCGATGACGTATCCGCCTCTGAGCGCCCACACGGGGGGTGCTGGCCGGACTTGTCCGTGCGGGAGATGTCCACCCACTCCTCGCCAAACCATTTGCCCAGACCGCCCTTAGCCATTGGATTCCACCTTGTTATTGGGTCCCCGCCATCCCCCGCCCATCGCCTTGTAGCGCTTTGCGGCGTAGGCGTTGGCGTAGGCGGAGGGGTAGACCTTGAACTTGGCCTTGGCTTCGGCCACGGCTGAGGCCCACTTGCCGGGATCGCTGGGCTTCGGGCGCTTCAGCGCGACCTTGCGTTTCGGCATCGTCAGCTCGCAATCAGGACCCACGCGCCGCCGGTCCAGACATAGACCCCGTTATTCGGCGCGTCGGTCGCACAGTAGATTTGCCCCTCGGTCCCCGTGACCGGGAGGTTGGCATATGTTCCGGCGGTCGGGTGGGCGATGACATCCGCCTGATGGCCAACGAACTTGTCACGCAGGACGTTATCATTCCCCCGTGTCTCGTAGGCCGCCCGATCCATCCCTACCGGGGACGTGAACGGCTTGATGTCGTAGTCCCCGATGCCCATTAGGCCCCGGCCTCCAGCGCGGCGACGCGGGCCTCCAGCTGCTCAATTCGCCCCATCGCCTCCTGCAGCGCCTTCGCCGCCTTCATCAGCAGAATGCTCGACTTGACCGTCTTGGTCGTCGTCCCGTCGGCGTTCGTATGCTCATCAACAAGGCCCGGCGAGGTCTGAGCAATCTCCTGCGCGACCACGCCGAGCATGAATGGCGCATCCGAATTGGCCTCTACGTCGGTCTTCATCCGATACTTCCGGAATCGAACGGCCTTGATATCATCCCACTGGCTTGACGCATCAACGATGTCCTGCTTCAGCGCCTCGTCTGAAATAGTGCCATACACGCCATCGTGATTCGCAAGGTCGCCATCAGACCAGATGTAGCACCGCGCCGTGGTCGAGTCCTCGCAAATGAGGAAGTACTGCACCGTGCTGTTGTCTGGAGAGGCCGAGGCAAACTTAAGATAGACGCCCTGCGGACTCGCGTTGGTATGCGAGGCGTAGAGCATAAAATTGCTGCTCGGATTGGCGCTGGTACGGATCTCGGGATACGTTCCTGTTGACGACTGATACGTCCCAAGGTCTGAGAACTTCGGATATAGCCCGCCTCCGCCCATTCGGAAGCGCTCCGTCCCGCCCGTCGTCAGCGCCACCGTGTCGGCCGATGGGCGGAAGAATCCGGTGTTCGTGTCCGCGCTGAACGTAATCCCAGGCGCACCAGCGGTCCCGTCAGCAAGGTTCGACACCCCAGACACCGTGAGCCCCGTCAGTGTCCCAACCGAGGTGAGGCTGGAGGCCGTCACACCAGACGCCAGCGTCGCGCCAGTCAGGGTACCCGCCGCGGCGGGTACCGTGATGTCGGCCGTGCCATTGAACGCGACCCCGTTAATGCTGCGGCTCGTGGTCAGCGACGACGCCGACCCAACCAGCGTCGCGGTAATCGTCCCGGCGCTGAAGTTCCCCGAGGCATCCCGGAGGACGACTGTGCTGGCCGTGTTGGCCGAGACTTCCACCGTTCGCGGAGCGCTGAACTCGACGTAGAGCACGCCGTTGCTGGCGTGCGCCCGGAGGACGTAGGCCACCGGCTGGTAACTCCCCGAAGTCGGCTTGGTCGTCGTCAGGCCCCCGGAAGTATTGGGGTAGAGGATGTTCCCGATGGCAAAGGCCACCGTGTTCACGTCCTCCAAGATGCCCGTATTCACGACATAGCCCAGCGCCCCGTTGGCGATATCCGCCTCCACGATGCCGAACGCCACATCAGAGGCGCTGGCGACCTTGGCGATTTCGGCCACGTCCTGCCCGGTGTTAAACCCGGTCACCTTGACGATGTCGCCCTTGACCAGCGTTTCCGTCGCCTTGCAGTAGATGTTGATGCTGTCGCCGCCGACCTCGTGCCAGTTCGTGCCGTCGCTGATCCAGAGCTTCTGCGGGTGGTCGCTGTTAATCCACTTGGTCCCGCTGCCAGCTACCGAGGCCGACGGGCGCGAGGCCAGTGACGACGACTGAACGTGGATGCCGGGGTCGGCATCGTGGTCCACATACTGCGTCCGAAGCGTGTTGTCGTTGCCCCGCACGATATCCGCGTTGAGCGCGTCGCCGTTCTGCGGCGTGGTGAACGTGCTGACTGCGTGCTGTCCAACCGTCGTTGCCATTTATCGACGCCCCAAGGCGAAGGTTTCGGTTTGCCACTGACTGAAGACCGGCAAGGTCGTGCCGGCGTCGGTGATCGTTACATCCACGAAGTAGCCCGTCCCACTCATCGGCACCCGGAAGTTGCGGCTCAGCACGCCCGACCAGAAGCCACTGCCCCACGTCGAGCCGGTGGACCAGACGCCGCCGTAGCCCGCCGGAAGCTGATAACTTCCCGAGGATTCATCCGTCAACCACGACACGGAACAGCTACTGGACCCGTTCAGGTTCGCAGTCAGATACCCCCAGCGCAGGGCCTTGGCCAGCGCTGGATCGCCCATGTACTGGCGGTGGAACTGGGCGACCATCGTGTAGACATCGCCCCCGGTCCCATTCGCGGCGACGTTGTCCTTGTTGTAATTCGGCGCATCACAGAGGCTGACCCACCCGCTGGCGTCCCCGCGCAGGATGACCGGGAGGCCGCTGGTGTTGATCGTCTCGAAGAGCGCCGTCGTATCCGGGCTGACGTAGGCCCCGTTCCAGGGGCCCGACCACGCATCCAGCACCGTGTGGTACTGGTAGCACCCATAGCCCGGGATGGTGATCCAGAGTTCCTTGGTCGCCCGGTTGATGACCGCGCGGATCTTGTCGAAGTCCGACGACGACAGCTGCCGGATAATCGGGAGAATCGGGTCCGGCTTGGTCGGCGTCCCCACCGCCGCCACCTCGCCCTCGTTGCAGCGGTAGAGCCCGCGCTCGGAGATGAAGTAGGCGATGTTGTTGTTCGCCACGATGCTCTTGGCGGCGATGGTGCCGACATCCGCCGTCAGGCCCGCCGGGGCCGCCACGATGTCGTCCTGTCCGTAGCCCGTCAGGCGCGAGATGCCGCGCCGATGGAAGATGAGGAGGCTGGTGTTGACCGAGGCCAGCCCGACGATCTTCTCATCCCCGAAGGTCCGGACCACGATCTGGCCGCCCCCGCCCGCGCCATACCCGAGGGTGTCGCCGTTGTTCAGCGAGGAGTAGAAGATGCTGTCCGGGAAGCTACTGTTGCCACATCCCCAGAGGCGCTGGTTGTGGACCTGAATCGTGTCCGTCGCCACCGTGTTGACAATGTCGGATGTCAGGACCGAACCACTCCACTTGTTCAGCAGGCCGCCGTCCGCGATATAGACCACGTCCGCGCCAGTCCCATCCCGGAACTGGGCGAAGTCCGGCGCGACGGTCGAAGAGAACGTCCCGCCCTGATTCGTGTAGGTCAGCGGGAAGGTGCCGTAGGTCGTCGTGAACAGGTCCGTGTTGCAGACCGCCAGAATCTGGTTCGTGCCGCTGTCCTGCTGGAACGTATAGCCGTTCAACACCGACGCGGCCGCCAGTACAGCGCTGGAGGTCCGCTGGGTGCCGCCCCGCTTGCTGGCCGCGCCATAGTCCGTCAGGCGCATATTGACCGTCTGCCGCAGCTGGTTCGGCTGGAGCGAAATGTCATCCGAGACGCTGTTGAGCCCGCCGTCCATCCGCGGCTGGGCGTCCGCCAAGCGCTCCCGGGCCATCAGCCGCCACTCCAGTCGTACTTCTGGTCCGGATAGGCCATCATCGTCGGCTGGATGGTGTAGCGCCGCAGATCGTCCAGCAACAGCGTCCGGGACAGCTTCGCCTCCTCCCGGAGGACCCGCGCCGCTCCCGACTCCGCGCCGCCCTTGTTCAGCAGGGACGCGCCCGCCTCGTTCGCCAGAATCAACTCCCCGCCATCCGGGAAGTCGATGACCGAGTTGTCGGTCGCCAGCTGGTTGAACGGGGTCGGCTTGTAGTTGACGTAGACGTAGAGCGTCGTGCCCGAGGCCACCGGAAGCACCTGCAGGGCCTGCCCCGCCGTGTAGAACAGGCGCGGGTAGGTCGGCAGGTAGTTCGTCGTGGTGGCCAGCGGCACGTCCTGGAACCGGGTCTGGGTGTACAGGACGTTCCCGT